CCCCCGCCGCTCCGGTGCCGCCCACGACCACCTGCCGCAGGATCGGCGGGAGTCCGCCCAGACCGTCGGCCAACAGGTTCATACCGCCGGCGAGAGACGACACCACCTTGATATAGGCCCCGCGCGTGGCGTCGGCGAAGGACTCACGTATGCGCGTTCGCGCGGTCTGTAGGCGCTCGTCGGCCCCGGCCACGGTGTTCAGCAGCGCCTCGCGCATGGCCGCGGCTGCGCCCTTGGACCCGCGCATCTGCTCCGAAAGGTAGCGCGCCGCCGCCGCGCCCCGCAGGATCTTGCCCTCGGCCGTGGTGATGCCCTTGGAAAGTTGGTCCACGACGATGTTGAGACCGCCCGCGGACCGCCGCGAGAAGATGGACGCCAATGCCGAGGCGCGCTGCGACTCTGTCATTCCCTCGGTTTTGGTGATGAGGTCCCCCAGGATGTCCGTCATGGACCGGAAGTTATTCTTCGCGTCGTAGACAGCAACTCCCTGCGCCCGCAATTCCTTCTGTACGCGCTTGTCGGCCATCTGCATGAAGGCCTGGCTGGCCGCCATGCCCGCTTTGCCGGCGTCCGGCAGCACCTGCTTCATCATGTTGGTCGTCAGCAGGACGTCCTCGAAGCCCGCCCCCGCCAGCGCCGCGCCGTTGGCCGCACCGCGGAACATGGTCTGGACCTCGGACCCCTCCGTGCCGAACGTCTTCATGGCCCAGGCGATCTTGTCGACCGTTCCCTGCCCCTTCTCGGCGCCGAGACGGAACTGGTCCATGGTGTCGGCCAGGAACTTCGCGGCGTCCCCGCTCTCCATCTGACCGATCTTGGCCATCTGAAGCGTCGGCGTGAGCATCTGGAGCGCGGCGTTGGAGCTTCGGCCTTCCCGCGCCAACTGCCGGTAGGCCGCCGCCGCCTTGTCCACGTTGAACCCGGACCGCAGGATGGCATCGTGGGCGCGCGCGACGTCCATCTCCGACGCCCCGTAGGCGCGCATCGTCGCTGCGGCCTGGTCCATGTTCTGCGAGCCGCGGGCCGCCTGCAAGGCGACCTCGGCCATGCCGCCGCCCATCTGCTTCAACGCGCCGCCCGACAGTAGCCGCGCCAGCGGACCCTGGAGTTGTGCGCCGAGGATGCCTCCCGCCGCGCGCTCTTTCCCGACGCCACCGCCTGCGACGGATCCAGACGCCTCGCGCGCACTCTTTCCCAGCCCCCGCATGGACGCGGAGATGCGGTTCAGCGGGCCGCTGGCCTGGTCGCGCGCGATAACGTCGAACACGGTGCGCATCGTCTACTCCGCCCTCCCCCACATGGCCGCGCGGACGCCCTGGACCAGCACCTTGAAGTTCTCTGCGTCGCGCTCATCTGAGAACACGCACAGCCGCTCGGCCTCTACCAATGATAGCCCGCCCGTAGTTCCGTAGTCCATGCAGCCCCCTGCCAGCCCGGACCTGTAGGACAGCCGGAACCGGAGCATGCGCACGTCCTCCGGCGCGAGGATGGACATCAGCGGCTCGGTGGAGATGACTGGCGCGCGTAGCCGCGCGCTCTCGCGCGTGACCGGTATCAGCATCCCGGCGACTTGCGCCGCGCCAGAGCTCGCTGCCGCTGTCGTGCCCGCAGGTCCGCCATAGCCCGCTGCGGGCGCCGGAAGATCAAGGCGAAAGGGACCTCTGCCTCCATCGGGTGTCCGTGCGGGCAGGTCACCTGGAACGACAGGTCAATGCCCCAGTCGATCGCCTCGATGGCCGCTTCCAACTCGCCGTAGGCATCCTCCGGAAGCTTCCGCACCCATCTCAGGATGTCGTTGGGGTGCACGTCCTGCACGGCCGCAACCTGTAGGGCTCGCCCGCGGAGGGCGAGCTCGGCGGCGCGTGCTTCGTCCGTCGGGAACTCGCCGCGCAGGTTGCGCGCGGCATCCGCGATCTTCTCCTCGCCGAGGCCTGTCGGAGCGCGCAGCTGCACGGACACTCCGGCTACTGTGGCCGGCAGGGTGCCGCCGCGCACGATGGCGTCCAGTACCGCCGCCGGGTCGTCGGGCTCGTGCCAGAGAAGCTCGCCGCCGTCCTCGATGGAGCGGATGTCCACTGCCGCACGGAACGCAGCATCTTCCTTCCGGCAGGCTCCGCAGACGAGGTCGACGTCCATCTTGTGGCCGTCCTGGGCCTTGCTGTGGATCTTGAGCGTCATCATGGCCTGGAGGCGCAGCCCCGACGGCACGCGCGCCCAGTCCACGGTGCATGCGGGAGGCGCGGCGGCGTCCTTCGTCGGGGCCACGCCCCAGGGCCCGGCATCTTCCACGGACGCCGTGCAGGTCGTTAGGATGCGCGTGATGGCCGCCGGCAGGCCGTCGCCGATAGATGCGTGGAACGTCATCTGATCGTCGATGGTAGGCCCGCGCAGGGTTACGGCCAGAACTCGCTGGCCGTCGTCGCGTTTCACGACAAACGGGAACGTCTGCTGCTGAATCATCGGGTCCTCCTTCCGTCCTTCCATCCCCTACGGAGGAACGTGCGGGTCTATACGGCGATGCGCTCGAACGTGCGCCCGGAGAAGATGAGCTTCTCCATGCGCTTCTCGTTCCCCTTCTTGTTGTGCGAGTCGTTCTCGTAGTCGATGGCTACGGCGTCGTAGACGCGCGTGCGCTCGACGTCCGTGCCGTCCCGGTTGATCTGCACAAAGTCCAGATCCTCGTAGACGTCCGGCTCGTTGGTGCCCTTCCCCGTCACGGCGTTGTGCATCGCCTTGAAGCGGTTGTAGAGCGTCTTGTTGGTGGACATCGGCGCGCTCACCGTGAACTGCGCCATCTTCACCGTCATGGGGATGTCCCGGAGCTGGCCGCCGGCGCCCGCCGGGATCTCCGTGGTGGAGGCGGTCTCCTTGAACGGCCCGGCCTCCCAGGCCCAGCCGATGACCTCGCCCCCCGCGCCCTCGATGCGGAAGTTGAAGGGATCATAGAACGTCTTCGGTTCGGCCATCGGCCCCTCCTTAGCTCGCGCTCGCCACGGTGGTGCGCGTGATCGTGATCGTCGTGTACTTCGCGTCGTCGACGAACCCGAGGCCCACCGTCGCGCGGAACTCGCCCGCGCGCCGCACCTCGATCGGGTTCAGGGCCTCGCTCGTGTCGCAGTACCGCAGCGGCTGCCCGGCCGGGATGGCCGGGTCCTCGGCGCCCGTGCTGACCTCGTAGGCGTTGTCCGGCGTGGTGCGGAGGTACTGGTTGGCCTGGAGCCCCGCCGCGTTCCGCATGGACACCGTGTTCTTGGCGTGCTTGACCCACAACCAGTTCTTCTTGATGGTCTCCTTCACCAGGATCGCCGCGCGGGCGTGCCACTGCCGCGGCCAGTCGCCCGTGGTCTTGCAGTTGTCGCCGCCGTCGAAGTAGTAGGGCGTGCCCACGTCCTTGTTGATGTGGTCCACGTTGACGTCCGCCAGGCGGTCGCGCAGGCCGGGCGTCAACTCCGTGTCCGGCGCCTCGTAGCCCAGCACGTTGGTCAGCGTGCCGCTATCCTGGTCGATGCCGGCCGCCGAGGTGAACGTGCTGTCCGGGTGGTTGGCGTCGACGTAGCAGAACTTGGCCATCTTGAACATGACCGGGTCCACCACGATCGTGGCGTCGTCCCCGAACACCGTGGTGTTGGGGTTGGCGATCTTGACGCGCGGCCAGGCCGGCCCGGCCGCGAACTCCGTGGTGCCGAACGTGTTGGCCGTGGCCCACGTCACCATGGCGTCGGCCGTCGCCACCTGCACCAGGGTCGGCGTCGGGTGCAGGCCGTAGCAGGTGTAGTCGCGGTAGAGTGCGTAGGAGTTGATCGCCGCGTGGACCGTCGCGGAGGCCCGCCCGGGGATGCTGAACATCCGCAGGTCGGGCTGCGTGTCCAGCCCGTAGAGGCCCGTGTGCCCGGCCGGGTCGCCCACGAAGTCGGCGTCCGCCAGTGCTGCCAGGCCGTCGTTTCCGCCGGCCGGCGCCGCGTGCGTGGTACGCTGCGGGCGCGCCTGCGTGGCCGTGTAGCCAAGCGCCACGAGGCCCTGGTCCGCCACGGTAAACAGCTCGGACCCCGTGCCCGCGGCGTTCACGATGGTCTCGACGAAGCGCGCGTTGGCTGGGTCGGACGACACGTTGGTGAACGTCTCCTGCGCCACGCCGCTCTTGTAGAAGGCCAGGTTGTAGTAGTCCACCGACCCGTTGGAGGCCACGGAGACCACCGGTACGTAGTTGTGCGCGTAGGTGCCCTCGTACCGTCCGGTCACGATGAGCGTGTTCAGCGCCGCCGCTGCGGACCCGCTGTGGGGCAGGTTGTCCAGGAGCATGATGGTGCGGGCGCTGCCGCCCGTCACCTGGATGGACGCGCCGCCGCCGGTCGCCACGGTGGCGATGGAGAAGTTTGCCGCGATGTCGGTCACCGTCACGGCGCCGATCAGGCCGGCCGTGTGCTCGATGGCGTACTCGACCTCGGCGTTGGTCACCTGCGTGATGTCGTCGACGTGCGCAACCGACGTGCCCTGCACCTCGGCGACGTTGAAGTTGATGACGGCGTTGGCCGTGCCGCCCGTGACCTCGACGTAGCTTGCAAGGCCCTTCTTGTCGGACGAGATGCGCACCTGACCGGCCACCACGTCGACGTGGCAGTTGACGAGCTGCGCATTCATCTGCGCCGCGACCACATCGATGGCCGTGGTGACCCCAGCGAACAGCACGGTCTGGACCGGCCCGCGGTCGATCTTGAGCGTGATGGTGTTGCCGTCCTGATCGGCGATCAGCGGCCAGCCGCCGCCCGGCGCCGAGTCGCGGAAGGCTGCCGCGGCGTCGAACGTCACGGTGACCGGACCCGCGCCGATGTCGATGTCCAGGTCGTCCCCCGGCGTCAGAAAGTACGGCTCCGTGCCCGTGCTGGTCACGATCGCGGGCGTCGCTGCGATGGTGTCCGTGGGCAACGTCACCGATGCCTTGACGGCCGTGAGAGTCAGCGGGTTTGCCGGGTTGGTGTAGTGGCAGGTGCGCACCACATCCAACTGCATGCCCTTCCCGCCTCCCAGTTGGAAGAAGTCCTTGATGCACTGCGGGATGATGTACGTGCTTGAAAACACGTCCCCATAGTAGCGCCGGAACTCCTCCGGCGACGTTACTGGCGTCCGCGTGAACGGCCCGCGCTCGAACACGCCGACGACCCCGCAGATCGAGGTGGGCGTGCCGGCAACGTTGCGGGTTCCCTGCTTGAAGACGGTGTCGATCCTCGCCCTGCCGGTCTTTGCCATCGTCGTGCCTCCTGCGCGTCCGGTCGCGCGCTACGTGTTCACGGTAGCACGCGGCCCCGCGCGGCGGGAAGATTGCCCCGCGTTACAGCGCCTCCGTCGTGATGGTCGGCGCGTCCGCGTCGAACACCGTTGTCCCGGTCTCGGTGACCGGAAGATCCTCGGCCCCGAGGTCTACACCGCGCACCTGGAACTCGCACCGGAAATGCCGCAGTCCATCACCCTGCGGCGCCACGTCGAATACCGGCGCGCCGTCCGCGGACAGCTCCATCTCGAATGCCCACTGCGCCCCGGTGGGCGCCGCAGGATCGGCCGGGATGGTCACGGCCGCGACCTGGGCGAAGAAATCCGCAACGGCGTTGGCCAAGGCGATCGCCTGATTGGCCGGCGCGTCGGCCGTGAAGCCGTCCAGCGTCCAGTCCAGGTGCACCGTCCGCTGCCGGATGGGCCGCTCCCAAGCGGTAGAGCTCGTGGCGACCTCCGTCGGCGTGGACGTGCCCCACTCCGGGGCCGGCACCAGCGTCGGACCGACCAGGTCCAGGCGCGGCAGGGTCGCCGCGGGCAGCGCGTCCGCGTGGTCGGCCGTGGCGTCGTCGTAGTCCCGGCTGCGGATCCAGTGCGTGTTGGCCAGCACGTGCCGACGCAGTAGGGCCACGGTCTCCTCCATGACTCGCTGAAGAGGCGTGCTCTTGACCAGAGACGGGCGGTCGTAGGCGAACCCCGCGGCCAGCGTGGCGGTCTCACCCGCGATGATCGCCCCGGCGTCGTTGAGGTTGGCCACCGTGACGTCCACGGCGTGCGGAGTGGCCAGGGACGACGACCCGCGCCAGGTCGGCACGATGGCCAGCACCTCCGTGGCCGACGCCGCGATCGCCCTACGCGCCCGCACTCCGTCGAACCATACGGCCACCGTCTGCTGCTCCGCCGTGGCGGTGTATCCAGCCGGGGGCGGCTGTGGGGCGCGCCGGAAGTTGGTTCCGGTCAGTCGTACCTCGTACCCTCCGAACGTCGGCGCGTTGACCGGTGACACGGCGGTGAGCGTCGGGATGGCCATCACGCACCCCCGGCGAAGGCGGACTCAGCACGTGCGTAGGCACGCTGCCCAGCACGCTGCGCATCCCCGCCGATGAATTCGCGCTCGGCCTTGCGGTAGTCGCTAGCCCACGGTCCGGCGAAGTCGAGCTTCACGTGCCGCACCTGCGCGATCAGATTCGGATCGCCGAGCGCCATCGCGAAGCGCGCGGTAAACCGATCGGCCGCTTCCTTGACCCACTCGGCGTGCGCCGGAGATAGGAACGGCCGCGCGGGGGTCTGGTGCACGATCCGCTTTCCGACCGGCCAGGGCGCGCGCAACAGACCCTGCATCATTAGGAAAATTGAGAAGCGCCGCATGCGCGGCGTCACCGTGATCGTATACCGGCGCGTTCCGTGCTCATGAATCGCCGCAATATTTGCCATGGCCTGACCAAGTCGACCACGCGCGGTGCGGTGCACGCCGACCGTGTACCAGAGTTTGTCCTGCTTCTGCGCAGAGATGCTCCCCAGAAGATCCCCGTTGTAGATTAGCGCCTTCTTGCTTCCCCTGCCTGACTTTGCCCCTTGGCGCGGCAACTTGCGCAGGGCGATGGTCATTGGCGAAAGCGGGCGGATATGATGACCGCCGGGGGCCTGCTCGCGCAGACCCTTAACCATGTAGCCCCGCAGCGCTTGCGCCTCCTGCGCCAGCGCACGACGTTCGGCCGTGGCTGCGCCCTTGGCGTAACTCGCTATGGTCTCCATCGAGGCGTCAAGACCCTTTATGCGCAGTTCCGTGTTCACGACGCCACCCGATCCCGCGTGCAGTGCAGGTAGCAGAGATTGGGTCGCGGGTTGGTCAGGGACAGGCCGTGCCCCGCGCGCTCGATGTTCTCCACGCGAACGTCGGCGAATGCCTCCACGCTGACCCCGTGGATCGTGCGGATCTTCTCCAAGCGGTCCCCGCGCGAGAATCTAGGCGCACCGTCGGCCCGCGTCAGGCCGCGCCGCTCCAACTCGCGCATGTCCAGCGTCAGAACGATCTCGGCCACGTCGAACGTGCCCCCCGGCGTCATCCGCTGCTCGCCCCAGTTGGCGCGGTCCACCTGGCAGCGCACTGTCACCAGGGCGTGCTCGCGCCGTGGGTCGACGCCGGACTGCGTGCCGTCGTCGCGCGCAGTCGGGCCGTCCAGCAGGTCGTTGTATCCGGCCTGCTGCTCCGTCGTCGTCGAGAACAGCAAGACGGCGTTGAGCGTGCCGCCTGTGACGCGGATCGTGGTCGCCGTGGCGGGCGCCACCGCTGGGTCAGCCTCCAGAGCCAGAGCGCCGTCGGCCAGGGCGTATGCCCCTCCGCCGACAAGCGCCGCGTCCAGAATCGCCGCGACCTCCGCCGCCGTCGCCGCCGTTGGGACGGCCAGCGCCGACCGCAGCACGGTCAACGTCTGCGCGGGCGCTCCGTTGACGACAACCGTCAACGTCCAGGATGCCGCCACGGAGAGGTCCCACGGTGCGACCACAGCGCTCGCCACACTGGCCTGACGCATGGCTCCGGTCCAAACGCGCCGAAGATCCGCCAGAAATGGGATGATCAGGTTGCCCAAGTGTCACCCGTCGGTCAGGCCCGCCGCTGCCATCGCCTGCTGCGCCGCGGGTGCGTCGTCCAAGTTCGCGGGTAGAGGTCGCAGCACGGGAACCGGAGCGGGGGCGTCTACGATCTCAGGAGGCGGAGGTGGCGGTACGGTCGAAAGACGACCCGTCGATCCGACCACGGCCGTGCGCTGGAGCAGCATCGCGTTGATGGTATCGCGCAGGCGCTCGACCTGCGCGGCGTTCTCCGCTACCTGATGAGCCAGCGTCGTCGTCTGGACGCGCAGCAGCTCGTAGGATACCTCCGCCTTGATCTTGGCCTCTTCGTCTGTATCGTCGAAGAACCGCGCCTGGATGCCGGGCACCGACAACAGGGCGATTAGAATGGTGGCGCCGACCGGAAGGCCGGCCTTGCGCAGTAGTGCCGCGCTCGCCGCGACGCCTTCCACCTTGCCCGTGCTCGTATCGTCTCCCATGCATCCCTCCTCATCCACCTACGGTACGCCGAAGCTGATACTCCGACCGTACCCTCCGAGCACCTCTGCGATGGCGTCGCTCGCCGCCCATCCCGAGCTCGCGGCGGCGCTCGCGTCCGAATACGTAACGGACTGGTCGCGCGTTCGCAGCGACGTGATCTGCCGCGCCCTCGCGGACAGGTCGTCCGCTGTGTACATGGGGAACAGGTGCTGGAGCACCAGCGCGCGGCACGCCCAGTTGATGAGCGGCGGCACCACGCCGTAGTCCAGCGGCACCTGCGAGTCTACGTCCGTCTCGCCGCCAATCGCGCCGCGCGTCGGCTCCGTGTAGCCCCAGATTCCGGCGATCTTCATGGACTGCGACCCGCGCTCGAACGCCACGATGTCCGACCACAGAAGGTAGTAGTCGTCGGACTCCAGGTCGTCCGAGATCTTAATCTGCGGTGCGTTCAGGTCGGCTCGATCTCCGCCGCGCAAGTGGCGATTGTAGATGTCAATCGTGGTCAGGTCCAGGGCCTGATCCGCGCACGACGCCTCCAGAATGGCGATGAGCGGTTCGGGCAGAAGCAACGTGTCGCTGGTCGCGCCAATGTCGAACCGCTGCACGGCGTAGCGCGCCCCGAACTGGCGCCGTGTGGCGCGGTCGATGTAGCGCGCGGCCCAGTCCAGGGCGAGCTCCACGCGGGCGTCGCTGGCCTCGG